AGTCCAAAAAAGTTTGACACGCTGTCCGTTGCCGTAAAGTCAATCGCAGCCGTACTCAGCGAATCGTCCACCCCGTCGAACTGCAACCAGTGCAGCCCGCCAGAGGTCTTGTACAGCGGGCGCGCGGCAGCGGTGGCTTGCGAGGCGTGGTTGTTGCGACCTGACTTGTCCAGAATCAGGCCAACCGGCTGACCATCCGCAGTGACCGGCGTAGTGCCTGCGCTGTCTTGGAACATCGTGGTGAGGTCGGACGGGTCGTACCATGCGCCTTGCTCACCACTAGCAAATAAGCTTAATGGCGAGAAGCCAGCAGAACCCCCATAGATCCTAGTTAAAGCTAAACTAATTAAACTTAATTGCATAAGAAACCTTTACCAGAGAGCCACAATAGTTGATGCCGTTGTATTTGTAGACATTACTTTAGTAACCTGAATTGGAAGAATACCAACAGGGACATTACTAAAGGTTACGGTATTTTCATCATCAGCCATAACAACTGTGACATTACCAGTAGTTCCAACATACAATGCGCGAGTTACCGGCAGCACTGTGGAATCGCTTGGGGTAACAGCAGTGGCGGAGTGTGCCGAGACTGTTGCATTTGCTGAAAGATATTTTCCTGCCATGTTAGAATCCTCTAATAAAAAAAAATAGGGGGTAAACTGCTGTTACACAATCTACCCCCTATGGGTTTACTACAGACTCAGACCTTGTGGTGGGATGATGTATTCCACCTTGACAATAACCGGACTGGTTAGCGTTGCGCTAGCCTTGAGATATACAGTCTTATCTGACGTTAGTTGAACACCTACAGATGCTCCAGTATCAGTACCGCTAATCGCGGCATAACCTGTGGAGTTCGGTGCATAAGTATCAACAAGTTCAACACCACCATTTGTGAAACCGACGTTAATAGTTTGGGTTGTATTTGCACCTGCTGAGATTGCGTAGACACCAACAACCACAGCGTATTTAGGTAGACCGAAAGCGGCGAATCCGGTAGAACCGTCTGCTACTTCTAGAATACCCATCTTTACATACGGGTCCCGTGCTGCTGGTGTGATTGTAGTTACACCTGCTGGACCAATACCATAAGCTGCCATAATTAATCCTTTATAAAATTTTTACCAATCTTTAAATCTAGTTTAGCTTGTTTCAGCTTATGGTAAAAAGATTCTTGTGTTGCATAATCAACTTCAGTCATATGTCTCCAATGTTTCTTTGTATTCTCTTGAAAGTCGATAGCAAGCATAGCTTGCTCATGCTTTACCCTCATAAATGGTAGAATCTGTTTTAAAACAAAGGCTGCTTTTCTTCCGCTGATTTGCCATTTTAATGTGTTACTATTCTGTGGTTTTTTGTCAATCTCTTGTGTAAAGACTGCACCATCAGGAAATAGTTTACACAACTCTTTTGCCATATATGGATCGGTACTTTGAACTGAGACTCGCATAATATAATTATGATCTCTTTCCCGATCCTTACGTCCTTGCTTCATTACGAAAATGCTGCCTTCACCATCAACGATACCGGCAGCCCAAGCTAATTCTGCGATTGTGTTCATTATCTCTCCTACTAAATTCAGAAAAATTACTAAGATTAATTTATTGGTTGGTCAAGCTCCGGCGCTACCGTAAATACTTCTTGGATCGCTCCAGCCAAAAGAGTAACGAGCAGTAGCCTTGTACTTAGCGTTCTCGGTATCGAAGTCATTGTCCATCTCGAACTGATCGCCACGACGCTCGAAGTACTTGAGACCATCCTTAACGCTAGTTAGAATGAACCAAGCATCTGCATCTGTGAGGTAGTGGTTGGTAATGACATTACTAAAGATACCCATATCCTTGAGGACGTTAGGATCATTTAGATCAGTACCGACACGACCATCAGAACCAAGAATCCGCTTAGCTTCAAACTGGAGTTGGTAAGGAATGACGAGCTTCTCTGGCTTAGCAGCGATGAGCAGACCACGATCATCACGGAAACCCGCGATGTCGATAACGGCTTGTTCAAGAGCAGCTTCGGACAGGTCAGCAGCAGTGCCAATGACGTTGGAGAAAGAACCACCAGCTACATTGGGGTGATCGGAAGCAAGTAGGGTCTTGCCATCGCCACCTAGGAAACCAGAACCAGCGAAGGCACGGTTATAAATGTTAGCACCAACGATTTCCTTAGTATGACGCATAGAACGGGCAAGAGCCTTTGCCTTTTGGGCACCGACTTTACCGTACTGGTCATCTTCATACATTTCGCGGGTGATGATAAAACCAAGTGCATACACAACATGGTTGTACCGTGAGGTGAAGCCTTGACGCTCTGAGTCATAAGTGATTGGAGCGCCCTCGTTCTTGACTGAAGCAAGACCGAATGAGCTTAGACCGAGATCCTCTTCGTATGCACGATCAGAGGAATTCTTCTCGAAGAGCTTGTCCCATTCAACGGGATAGTCTGCATACTCCTTACCATAGATGGAGTTTAGACCTGGCCAGAGAAGTTTAGCAAACGAGCTAGAAGTGATAATGCCTGACATTATTTATCCTTTCCTAATTATAGGGCGAAGTTGTTATTGGTGATGCGGCAGAGTACCTTGGCGTATGCGCCGGACTCATTATCAACACGCTGAACTAGGCCGAGAACCTGAACAACGCCAGTGGCGGTGTCAGTAATAGCGAAAGAGGAGGTGCCAGTAACAGCATCGCCACCAACAGTACCAGTGAAGTCGAAACCACCAGCGGTTCCTACGTCAGCAGCGGAGAAGGTAGCTTTCTGGGCCTCATAAACAATGTCTGGTGCATCTGCAACGAGTACATATGCAGCAGTTGCGCCACCAGTAACGGATACAGGAGTGTCTAGTGAAATAGAACCACCAGACATACGACCAGTTACAGGGTCCATCTTTGCTGGAACAACGCCAACAACAGCACCAAGAACGGCGGCATCATTGGTAGCGGCAGAGACTTCTGCGATACCATTTTGTGATGCAGCACCAGTCAGTTTAACCAAGTCACCAGGGACTAGTTTAGTACCACTGACTACGGCATAAATGTTAGCTTGACCAGAATAGGGGGAGCCACTAATATGCTTTACTGGCTTAAAGCCAGAGATTTTAGAGATGTTAGCCATACTCTTTATTTCCTTTCAGAATTATTGAGATGCTCCCCGTGTTTAGTTGTTATTAGTTCACCTTAAATGAACCGTAATCAGAAGCACGGGAGGCATCGGTTTTCATTGCCTTCTCAGTTTCGTCGATCTGTGATTGTTTCGCAGTCTGATCTTCCTTGTACCATTCCTTTTTAATACGCATTAGGTATGATTTAGTTCCATCATTACTGGTAACACATTTAGCAGATCCCAAATCCGAGGGGTCAAAAACACGAGAATCTCCAACCACAATGGACTCATCTTGGACGAGTTCATAACCAGCGGATTGGAAGTTGGTTACTCGACTACCGGTATCGTTAACAAAGCGGTACTCGAAATCTGGGTCCTTATCGCCAGTGATACTCTGTGGACCCCGTTGAAACATTGGCTTGCGTGCTACACGCTTTTCTTGTACTCTACTCATTTGTGTACCTTTCTAAATACTCACTCGCATTCTTAATTACGGTGATGTTATCTTGGAGCAATCCTATTGCTGTATTACATTTTCTACAGAGTAATCCACGAATTTGTTTGGTTGTATGATTGTGATCTACATTAGCTATCTTGTCTGTTTTGGCTCGGTCGCCATATAAAATAAGATGTGTTTTGCAGATGGCGCATGACCCATCTTGTTCAGCATACTTTTGTAAGTAATCTTCCCAAGACAACCCAAATAATTTCTTTACAGCTTGCGCCCTAACCTTATCAGGATTACTTCGTTTCCACTCACCAGATTGTTCTTTAACTTTTTTCCAAACTTCTGGTTTCTTTTTGTGGTTTTTTGAATATGTAGACACACACAATTTACATTGTGGATGTAGTCCATCCTTTCGACGTTTGTCTTTACAGAAGAATTGATCTTCTTTTTCTTCTTTACATTTAGAACATGTCTTCAAGACGCACCACGAAGTCGTTTCACTTCTTCAATGTATTGCTCCCTAGATAAAACGCCAGCACGTTCAAAACTATGCATTACACGCTTCTCGTCATCCGTGAGTTGGAAAGAACCTTTCTTCGGTGATTCCGTGTTATTTGACCCTTCTACTGGTGAAGGTTTCCCCCTATTGGGGTTCTGAAACTTTTCTTTAAACCGATTACGAACTTGTTTTGAAACAAAGTTGAGAACTGCGTTGGGGTCAATACCAGGATTATTGCTGGCATATCGTTGGCCCACTGCATCGGCATAATCGTGCATTTCTACATCAGCGGTGTACCACTTATTGCTATTGACCCAACTAACAAAGTCTGGGTGTGGCTGTTGTGGTGTCATCTCTGCTGCAACTTCACGAGCTTTCTGCTCTGCCTTAAGATCTGTGAGAAGCTCTGAGGTTTCTAGATAACCATCTGAGTTGCCTTCTTCTAGATGCTTCTTTTGCAGAGCCTTCAATTCAACTACGGCTCGATTGTACTCGGTTTCTTTTACTTTAGTATGGTGATCCTGTAGCATCTTAAGAGCCTTGCGGGTCTCTTTAAGTTCTTTGCCCATGGAATCAATCTTACCAAAAAGCTCACCTCGCTCAACAAACTCCTTAGCAGGACGCCATTTCTCTGGATCGCCATCCCACTCTTCTTTTGGACGCCAACCCTGTTCACGAGCTTGTTCCTCATGGGAATCCGCTGGTGCAGATTGGTGTTCCTGTTGTTCTACTGCGGGTGCATCAACTTGTTCTTCTACCTGAACTTGGGTGTTTTCTTCACTCATCTACATTCTCCGTCACTAGACATAAAATATCTACATCATTTACTAAAAGATATACAGCATCATCTGTATCACGCACTTCTTTGCCAGCATACCTAGCAAAAGAAACTCGATCTCCGGCACTAAGGATATCTGGTGATCTACCATAATCAATAAATGCTCGTGGACCTGTACGTACTACGGTGCCATATTCAACAGCCTTACGCTCTTTTTCTGTTACCATATCTGGGATAATAATACCACCATCAGTCTTCTTCTCGACATTGTCTGGTTTAATTAGAATGCCATGTAATAGAGGGATAATCATTCGGCCTCCATATTAACGAGATCATCAATACGAAAATCCGCCAGTTCCCTGTAGGCTGTAATCAAACCACGGAGGTAGTTGTCTTGTACACTATCCATCCCGGCTTGTACAGAGAGCACCTGCATAGCGTCATAGATACGCTCCTGTGCTGCCTGCATAAACGCCTTGGTAACTACGTTTTGTTTCCACTCTTGAAACTCACCTAGACTTACTAGACTCATTCTTTACATCCCCTTTGGATTGTTGTTTGGCTTGTTGCTCTTTTAGTCGGAGCGTTTGTTGACCAGTTTGATGTTGTTGCACCAAGCTCTGGTGGTGTTGCATGGCCTGTGTGGCCATATTCTGTTGTGCCTGAGCACCCTTAATCTGCATGTCTTGGATCGCTGCTTTACCCTTAAGGACAGCTTCCATCTGTTTACCTTTAAGCTGCTCACGAAGCATGTCAGCTTTCATGCGAGCTTCCTGCTCTTTAGCAGCACCTTCCATCTGTAGCTTGGCAGAGGCCATCTGCATGTCCATCTGTGCCTTCTGTTGATCAATCTGTGCCTTAGCCTTCAGTGCTTCCATCTTAGGATCTGGGGGCGGTGGGCTAGGTTGACGAAGTGCCTTATCTGCATTTGGAATCTCGTGTGCTTCTAGATACTGTTGGGTAAACCACATAGGATCAATAGTACCCATTTGCATGATCTGCATTACGGACTGAAGCTTGGCTTGTTTCTCTTGTGAAGAAACAGCCGTAGGATCAGCACCAGGGATAATATCATCTTCCGGTCCTTGATAATCAGACTGTGGTACAGGTTCATCAAGTACGGACACATACTCCTCGTGATTCATATACTCTCGGTTGAGTGCATAGATCTTGCGGAACTCTTTAGTGAGGCTGCGATAGATACGCTTATAGACAGCAGTAAATACCTTCATGCCTTGCTCGATAGTCGCCATCGTAGTCGTGGCCGGAGTGTTCTGGCCAGGCATCTTGCCAACAAAGATTTCTGCGACGGAGGCCAATTCTTTACCTGACTTGAGCAATAGATCAAGTAGGTTGAATAGGACTTGAGATGGCTCACGAACAGGAAGCGGGAAGATCTGCTTCTTAAGATCGTCGCCAACGGCGTTGACAGCTTTCCATTCACCAGGCTGGAACCTAGATTCACCCATCTTGATACGCAGACCTTTACCAATAAAGCCTGCTTGTAGATTACTTAGTGATCCAGCATCCACCAGTTGGTTAATGATTGTGTTAGCACTGTTGTTGAGAGGCCCCAAAAGACGCCCAAAACCGATGTCGTAAAAGCCGCCATCTGGGTTGGGAATAAAGCCATACTTTGTATAGTACTGTGTGGCTTCGATGGCCATAATCTTATTTTTGTCATTAACCATCACCCCTGATTCAGAAAATCGTGGAACAATACGAAGAACCTTTTTAGTTGCTTCTTCTACAGTAACGATGTAAGGCTCAGGATAGCCATCCCCGTCAAGATCAAAATATGTATGTTGTTCCAGAATAAGGTATGGTGTGGCATCATCGTCTGAAGTATTCCGTTGAAATGCTTTATTTACTGAGGTAGTGGGATCATCCACAGACTGTTGTGGATCACCAAGTTCTGCATCAATGTAGATACCTTGATTAATACGCTCAGTAACTTTCCGCTTGGATAGGTAGAAAATTTCTGTGATGCGTTCAGCATCCTCGATATTGCGAGTCCAGTAATTAACAACCAATGTCTTTGGTAGAACCAACTTAGAACAGTTACGTTGCTTGTTGGGGTCCCAGTAGGTCTTCTTGAAGCAAGTACCAGCGATAGGTAGTGTGATAAGGAGCTTGTCCATATCCTCTTCCCAATCAGACATCTCATCAATTAGTTGGTAAGACATGTGTGTGGATACACGCTTGGCTCTAGCAGCTTTCTCCCCCTGTGGATCAGAACCAACAATCTTGACTTTAACAATTTTGCCGTTAGATGGTACCAGGGTTGGATAGGCTCTTGCTGCGAACTGCATGGCAGCCGTAGCAAGTAGTGGATATTTGATATTTGCAGCATTAGGCCAAGGATATGTCTTGTCATTGGATATTTGTAGGGCTAGCTCTGTCCAATTAGTTAGATCTTTTTCCCAGTCCTTACGTGAAGCTAGATCATTTTCATAACCAACAGATACTTGATTACCAATGTAAATCAGTTGGTCTTCATCAAGAGAATCCGCGATGTTATTAGAGGACATAATCTTGTCCAACTTCAATTTAAATTCAACCATAGTCAGTATCCTGTGCAAGAGTCACGGCCTAAGTCGCTATGGCCAGATTTATTGTAAGTGTCTTCATATTCTTCGTCGTCTATTTCTTCTTTTGTCATACCTTCAGACATATAATCAATCAATATACCCTGATAAGACAGTGCATCAACCACGTCATCGTGTTTAGCACGTGGAAAAGACAGGCATTCATCAAAGAAAATGTCCCACCAATCAGCATCCTTGTCAAATTTGACCTGACCTGCACGCATTCTAGCTTGAATAGAACGAGCACGCTGGATTTTGTCTTGGCGGTGTGGCTTAAGTAGTACAATGTTTAGATAAATGCCTGATTCCATCATAGCTCTGTTGAGATATGGGCCAATGGCCTTGGAAATCTGTGTATCCTCAATGCCCACAGCCTGCGGATCGTAGGTTTTTTGTAGGGCAAGGAGCGTTTCGACGATAGCATCACCGGCAATACGATCCCTGATCACATGTACGATGTGTAACTGTCCGTTATGGTCCATACCACCTACCACAATTGCGGTATAGTCAGCACGATCCT